GCAGCTGCACCCGCAGGTCGTAGATGCTCCCCCGCCGGCGAATCGTCGGTAACACCGCGAAGGCGTCGCCGGAGAGCAGGACCGACAGGAAGGCCAGGCTCTGCAGCTGGCCGAAGTTGCACGTCCGCCCGGCGTCGCAGTGCTGCGACCCGGCCCAGAGCTGCCACTCCCTGCTGACCAGCTGCTCCCAGGCGTCCGCCTCGTCGTCGGAGAGCCCGAGGGCGTCGGCGTCAACCTGGGGGCTGAGCTGCAGGCCGCTCCCGATGGTGTTCTTCACGAGCACCTTGACCGCCCCGGTGGCGAGGGGCGTGCCCATGTAGAGGTCCCGGCTGCGCTCCCGGAGGGTGTCGACGTGCTCGACGATATCCTCATCGGGCGAGCCGCCGGCGAACATCCAGCCGAGCAGGCTCTTCTTGGCGTAGCTGGCGCCGTGCTGGCCGTACCCTGACGCGAGCGGCCGAAGGTTGGCCAGCATCCGCAGGGCTCGACGAGCCAGCCCGCTCACAGGTCCCTCGGGGTGACCCGCATCACGCGCACGCCCTGACCCCGTCCAGCCTCCAGCCGCTCGACCTCGGACCGCCAGAAGGCGATGCTCTTCGCGACGTCCGCTGCGTTGGCCCGCGTGATCGACACCCTGCCCACGGTGGCACTCTGCCCGCTGGCCAAAGCCAGATCGGCGGCGAGCCAGGCCGTAAGCGCGGCCTGCGCATCTGCGAGTGTCCAAGCTGGCATTGGGTGGTCTCCAGACTCTTCGGAGGATACCTAGACCCTAGAAGCCCAGTGACAGATTGTCAATCGAAAAGTGACAAAATATCAAACGTGAGTGATTGCGGATGGTTGCGAGGCTCATGGATGCGGGAAGGCGGTGCTCGGCTAGGACCGCGACGACGAGGCGCGCTTCTTCGTCCGGGACAACGACCTGTCGATCGCCCTCCGCATTGCCAGAAGACACTCCTCGGGGCCGTTGTCTTCTTCATACCGCCGCAGCATCTTGGCGAAGTTGATGACGATCGATGGCCCCCCGCCGCCCTCTCCGAGGCAGAGCCGCACTTCGATGCAGGGAATCCCGCCCAAGATCACGATGTTGGAGAATGCTTCTTCGACCAGCGAGGAGAAGACGGCCCGTTCGACAATGTTCCTCACCTTCTCGCCGATTGCGCAGTCGTCGATATACACAGACCCATTGTTCTTCAGGATGCTCATCGACTGGTCTAACTTGGCTTTCATTGTTCTCGCCTCCTTCTGCTAGAAGTGCGCTTTCGGAAAAAGATACCCTAAAAATGTCAAAGTACCAATCCTTTCGATATGATGCGGCGGCCTTTCGACGCGCCGTGGCGGGCTGCCCCGCCCGACTCCGCAGCCCGGGCCACCTGCTCAGCCAGCAGCTCCAGGTTCGGCGAGAGGATCTCCAGCGCGGCGGTCGCGTAGACCCGGCAGTCGAGGGGTTCGTTGCGGTCCCGGAGCTTCTTCCACTCGACCTTTCTGCTGCCGCCCCGCTGCTTCACGACCCGCTGCTCGGACAGCAGGCCGTCGAAGTAGACTCGGTCGTAGCCGCGCTCCGGCTCCCGGGGAAAATGGCAGTGCCCCGGGCCGGGGTTGTCCAGCCGCAGGCGGGCCATGACCTCGCCTTTGATTCCGTCGACCCCGAGCGGGATCAGCGCGCAGTGGAAGCGGTTGCCTCGCGACCCTTTGCCGATCGCCGGGATCCCCTCCCCGCCTCGGCCCTTGATCGCCCAGACCCGCCGCGCCTCCCGGGCACGGCAATACTCGTAGACCTCGCTGGTGTGGTGGCCGCCGGAGTCGATCGCTACCGTCGCCGGGAACAGCCGCCTCCCGTCCGCTGTCGCTCGGGGCTCGGCGAGCACGCCGTCAAGCTGCTGCCACACCTCGGGCCGACCCGGATCCCCGAGCAGCTGCTGATAGCGCACCCCCCAGCTCTGCCGACCGACCCCCCACCCGAGGATCTCCAGCTCGAGCCGATCGTCCTGGACGTCCACTCCTGCGGTCAGGATCAGGACCGGGTCCGGCAGCGTCTCGCCGTAGTACTCCCGGCGGCGCTCGAGGTACTCGACGGCGATGATCTGCTGGTGCTCGACCCAGGGCTGGCCGAGCTTCAAGTTCACGAACTCCTGCAGCCCCCGGCGGTCGCGGGCGTCCTGCACCTTGCACCATTCCTCGGCGAGGGTCGCCCACTTCGCCCAGGGTGAGTAGAGCGCCGAGAGGTCGCCGAAGGATGCGATCTTCCGTCCGGGCTGCTGGGCGATCCACTGCCCGGCCGCCAGCATCGCCGGCTTCTCGCGCTCCTCGATCTTCTCGTTGCAGACCTCGCAGACGTAGTGGGTCTGGCTGAGGTCTCGTTCGCCCGCGGCATTCTTGTAGACGAGGCGCTCCCACTGGAAGACCTGCATGACCCCGCAGTGGGGGCAGGGGACCTGGTACTGCCGCTGGTCGCCCAGGAGGTACCACTCTTGGATCTTTGAGATCCCGTCAATCGACGGCGTCGACACCATCAGGATCTTGCGGTTGTGGAAGTTCGCCGTCCGCTGTACAGCCAGCCTGACGGGATCGCCCTCGATCCCCGCCGTCTCGTGGAAGCGGTCCAGCTCGTCGAAGAGCACGATCCGGATCGGCCTGGAGGACAGCCCCGCCGGGGCGTTGGCCCCGGCCATCGCCAAGTACCCGCCCGGGAACTGCTTGAGCCGGATCGTCTGGCTGCTCTTGCGGCTGGAGCCACGGTCCCCGAGTCCCGTCTCCAGCTTGCCGCGCAGCACTGGGCTCGCCCGGAAGGTCGGCTCGATCCGCTCCTTCGAGAACGACTCCATCGCCTCGATCGTCGGCTGGACCATCAGCACCGGCGCCGGGTCCTGGTCGACGAAGTAGCCGAGGATGTTGAGCAGGGCCTCGCTCTTCCCGAGCTGGCTGGCCACCATGACGACGACCGTCTCGATCGTCGAATCGTTGATCGCGTCCTGGATTCCCCGAAGGTATGGCACCCGCTCTGTCCGCCAGGGCCCGGGCTCTGGGCTGGTGCCCGGCGGGATCACCCGGTTGCGGTCGGCCCACTCGCTGACCGTCAGTCGCGGGCGCGGCTGCAGGTGGTCGAGGATCCGGACGACCGACCCGAGCGGTGGGGTCATCGTTTCTTCCCCGCTGGCCGGAGCCGGAGGAAGAGGCCGGGCTGCTGGGCGAGGGCCTGCTCGACGTCGACCTGGTCGCCGTTGGCCCGGAGGATCTCGGCGCCGAGGCCGGAACGAATCGCTTCGTCGAAGGCGGCGCGGTCCTCGAGGAAGAGGCGGGAGAGCTGGTTGTCCGGTCGGGCGAGGTCCGTGCAACAGCAGCGGCACCCAGTCTCGGCCTTGCTCTCCCAGCTGATCCAGGGCAGCCGGGCAAGAAGGAAGGCCTCGACATCGGCGTCCGTCCAGAAGGCGATCGGCTCGGCCGACGGGCAGGGCCACCGCTTCGTTTCCTGCACCAGCCCGTAGTCTGCCAGGGCCAGCTTGCGCCGGTCGCTGTCGGCAGCGCGGTTGCCCCAGAGGAGACAGCCGGCGGAGAGCTGCCGCATGGCGGCACGGGCTGGGGCCTCCTTGAGGTGATAGCAGCATTGAACGGGGCTGGTCCGCAGCCCGGGCACCGCCTGCTTCAAGTAGGTGTGGCCGCGCTTGGGGCCGATCGGGTAGTGGCCAAGGTCGGCCCACATGGCGAAGGCCGGCACCTTCGGCTCGACGACTACCAACGGGAGCCCAAGCAGCCGGGCCACCTCGTCGACTCTCGCCCGAGCTCCCGGAGAGGAAAGGCCCGTGTCGCAGTAGATCAGGGTGACCGGCCCGAGGCGGGCGGCCAGATGGGCCACGATCGTCGAGTCCCGGCCACCAGAGAAGAGGACCACCCTAGGCGAGGCCAGTCCGGAGATCAAGGAGACGCTCACGGCTTCCTTTGCTGTTAGCGGCGCGGCCTGGGCTTCCTTGATTCTGGCGAGCCGCCGTTTCAGCTCATCGCCCTGCGTTCGCTCGTAGACTCCTCGCGGCATTGGCACGCTCCTTGCTACTTTGCGATGCTCCCGAGGTCGAACCCGCAGCTCGGACAGCAGTTACGGCGCTCATCTGGAAGCGGGGCGTGCGGGCCGGGCCGATCTCCGGGATCCGCCGGCGGATTCCGGTCCGGCGGCTTCGGTCGCGACCAGTCCCGCATTTCACCGACGTTCTCGGCGAGGTCGGCGAGCTCCGCCGGGCTGGTCCGCAGGCTCCGAACGAAGTCCTCGTCGAAGCCGATCGCGTCGAGATCGAGGTCGGTCGTCTGCAGGTCGGCTAGCTCAGCGGCCAGCGTCTCCAGGTCCCAGCCGGAGTGGGCACTGATCTGATTGTCGGCCAATCGCAGCGCCTTGACCTGCTCATGGCTCAGCCCCCGGACGATGACGACCGG